GGCCTGTGCCCCCCAGCCGCCCACCGTCGATCACGTGCCCGTGTGGAAAGAGTCCTACTTCGCGGTGCAGCCGTGTGCCGTCTGCGGGCACCGCCTCGAGCAGGCGATCTCCTGAGCCCTGCCGTGGCCTGGTGGGCGCACTGGGCGCGGCGGCTCGGGCAACTGTGGTGCGGGGTGACGACGGGGCATCGATATATCCGGCAGGAACAGGACGGGCGCTACAAGTTGATCTGCTGGTACTGCGATCACGAATCGCCGGGATGGGATTTGAAGATCGAGCCATGACGACCGCTCTCGCTAGACAGTTACCGACTATCTCCGACGCGAGCCTTCCGGCCTCGTATGAACGAGCGCGGGCCGCACTTCAAAACTGCCAGCGTGTGGACGAATGCAAGGACTGGGCGGACAAGGCGGCGGCGCTCGCGAGCTACGCCAAGCAAGCTGACGACGACAGCTTGCAGAAGTTTGCCGTGCGGATTCAGGCGCGTGCGATTCGACGCTGCGGCGAGTTGCTCCAGCAGTTTCAGAATCCAGGTGTTCGCACCAAACCTAGGGGGGATTCCCCCCCTAGGTCGCAACGTGACGCAGCAAAAAACGCCGGCATGTCGAAAGACCAAGAGAAACAAGCAGTGCGCGTCGCTAACGTGCCGCAGGCCGATTTCGATGCTGCCGTTGACAGCAACGATCCGCCGAGTGTTACCGCGCTCGCCGAACGCGGCACGGAGAAGCAATCGAAGCCGACAGGCTTTGCGGAAGCAACGAAGGTGCTCGGCACGTTGAAATCTCTCGAGGAGTTCTGCCGCATACATTCGGCAGAGATGATCGTCGGCGCCGTATACGCCCACGAGGTTGCGCACGCTGTTCAGCGCATCGACGTGATTCAAGGTTGGCTGCAAACGTTCCGCGCGGAACTGGAGAAGGGCCGATGTCTACGCCATTGACATACACGGAAGAACAATTGCGGCTGGAAATCAACACGCTACTCGATAAACGCCAACAGCGTCGGGAAACGTTGCAACCGCTATGGATTACGCAGGAAATCTGCAGGCAGCATCATACCGGCCTCGCTGATGAGACGACTGCCAGCGAGGAGCAGCAGTACCACATTGCCTTTTGGAAGCACGGCGGGTACACGATCACGCGGAAGCTCGTCACCCGTTGCATCAATGAACGCGAGAAACCTGATAGGGTCGCAGATGTTCCATTCCTGCCAGGCTTCGAGTACCTGCAGCACTACTACGTCATAAAACGCGATGGTGTCGATGTCGGTGTGCCCATCGAGGAATGCACCGATGACGAACTACTGGCGAAGGCTGCTCTGTATCGGGCGCAGGCGACTCGCCTTATTGCGCATGCAAACGAAATTGATCGATACGTCGATCTGCGGCGAGCCCGCGAAGCGGCGGCCGTATGAGCCCACTTGCAGCAGCAGTCGCGAAACGTGACCGGGCGACCATCAGTCGGCCGCTGAAGGTCTTGATTCCGCTGATTCAAGCCGACCTCGAACGCGGCGACCGCGCCGGCATGGAGTACTACGCTGATGCCGGCGACAAGTTGATTGAAGCGAAAGGGCAGGTCGCACACGGCTATTGGGGCGCGTGGCTATCGAAAAACTTCACGCGCAGTCAAGAACAGGCCCGAATCTACATGCGGTGGGCACGATTACGTGCGGAGAAGGCTGGAAACGGGGCCTCCGATCCCGTTTTGCCGACGAGCCTCCGCGAAATGCGTGGCGTTACATCGCACCAACGCGAGCGACGCCATAGCGAACGCGCTTACAAGTCCGTCCTGCGCGAACTCGAGACGGATCTCTACGCGCAGGAACAACAAACGCGGGCGGACGAAGTGAAGCTGCACCGCGAGATAGCACTCGAATTGATTGATGTCGGGTTCAAGGCATTGGCGACGCGCCTGCACCCGGATCGCGGCGGCTCGAAAGAGGCGATGACGCGCCTGAATCGAGTGCGCGATGAACTAAAAGGCGTCGCGGAAAGCAGGAGATTTGTATGACGAAATCCGCACTCGTGAAGATCGGCGTCACATCCGAACGGGCACAGGGCATGCGGTTTACTCGGAGCGTGCGACAGCTTCTCGATCAGCATGAGGCGGCGATGGCTCGCTTGGATGCTGCGTTCAGAGAGCGCCTCCGCGAAGTGGTAGCCCCCAACGTGGACGAGACAGAAGAGCCCTCGCCTGCGGCGGCGAATGGCTAATCCATGAGGAACTGGCGATGACGACCGGACCTGATTCAGTGCCCATCGAATCCGACCCGATCGAGGTGCGGCCGTCCCTCGCCATCGAGGCGCAGACGCGCGGGGAGGTCGACGTGCAGATCGCCACGGCCCGCCGCTATCCGCGCTCGGTGCGGACCTTCATCGACGACGCGCTCGCGATGGCGACCCTCGATGAAGAGACTGAGTTCTGTATCCAGCGATTACGTCAGCCATCTGATGTCGTGGAAGCCATGATTGCCGGAATCGAAGTGCTCGGCGAGGAAGTGCCGGTCCCGGCTGAACTAGCCGAGAAAGTTGGGCGACTCGCGAAGTGGGGATTTGGCCCGGGACGTGGACACAAGAAAAGAGATAGCAATGCTACCTCTTTTGGTCGTGGTACTGAATACCGTCTGGCTCGTCTCGAGCGTGATCGACCCGACCTCGCCGCCAAAGTTCGCGCCGGCACGTTGAAGGCCTTTACCGCCACCCGTCAGGCGGGCTGGATCAAGACAAAAACCCCATTGGAGCATCTTCAACATTGGTGGCGCAAAGCCACACCCTCTGACCGTGCCACGTTCAGGACGTGGCTGGAGACACCGTGATGACGACTGCAATTTCCGCTCGCACCGAGGCGGCCCCCGCGAAAACCTACACCGTGCGCAACTTGTTGACAGATAAACAAGCCGAAATCATCGCCGCCCTACCGAAGCACATCACGCCGGCGTACTTCATGCGCGTGGTGCTGACGGCCGTCCAGCGCAACCCGAAGCTGGCGCAGTGCTCGTCCATCTCGTTTCTCGGCGCGGTGCTGCAGTGCGCGCAGCTCGGGCTCGTGCCGGATGGCTTTCTCGGGCAGGCGTATTTGATTCCATTTGAGAACCGAAAGAAGAACCTCCTTGAGTGCCAATTCCAGATCGGCTACCGCGGCCTGGTGACGCTGGCGCGGCGTTCCGGCGAAGTCTCGACGATCGGCGCGGATGCCGTCTACGAGCGCGATCAGTTCAAGCAGATCCGCGGCCTCTCGCCGAGCGTCGAACACGTACCGTTCGACGGTGACGGCGATCCGGGCGCCCTTGTCTACGCCTATTCGTTCTATCGCTTGAAGGATGGCGGCTACGACCTCAACGTCATGAACCGCCGCCAGGTGCACGCCATTCGCGACCGCTCGCAGGCGTATCAGACCGGCCTCAAGTACGGCAAGCGCGATTCCCCGTGGTTCACCGATGAAGCGTGGATGTGGAAGAAAACCAGCCTGAAGCAACTGCTGAAACTGGCGCCGCTGTCGGTGGAAATTCAGCGGGCGGCCGGCCTCGACGATGCGGCGGAAGCCGGGGTGCCGCAGGACCTGGCGCTCCTCGCGGATCCGAACGCCGAGGCGACGCCGATGCTGGACGGCGACAGTGTGGATGAAGAGACGGGCGACATCATCTCAATGCCGCAGCGCGCCTCGGCCCAACAGCCGCAGCCGCCGGACCCCTCACCGACACCCGGGCCGCCGCCGCCGCCACCCCCACCGCCCTCGGTGTCCGGTCCGCTCACGGATCGGATTCTCGAGGTGATCCGCGTCCACGGCGGGTGGAAGGCGACGACCGACGGCGGCCTGCGCCTGTGGACGCGGGACACGCCGCTTGGGTTGCAGCTGGAGGCCGCGACGGGGCAGCTGCGGCGGATCACGGCGGACCCGGCCGACGCCCAGGGCCGGCGCCGGCTGACGGCGCTGGAGGCGTGACGATGCGCACCACCATCACGCACGCCGAGCGGCTGCACGTGGCCGATTGGATCCGCGATGCCCGGTATCTGCTCGCCGACGTGGCGGCGCTCGAGCGCGACATCGCGATCACGCTCGGCGTGCCGCGCGACGAGGAATCCATCACCGATGCCATCAGCGTCCCGACCTGTACGGTCGATGATTTGCTCGAGACGCTGGGGATCAGCGTCAGCGAGGACGTGCCGTGAGGTCGCGTGGGGGTTAGGACAGCCGCGTCAGGATGTTGAGCAGGATCCCGAGCATGAGCAGCGTCAGACCGAGATTGAATCCGACCATCCACGTCAAGAGCGTGACGCGGGTGTCGAGCCGTTCGTATGTGGCGAGTTCTTCGGCAGCCTGCTTGGCTTTCTCCGGACTGGCGCCGGCATCAAGCCGCGCATCCTGGAGCGCACCGAGTCGCAATGGCATAGGAACACTGTAGCATGCAGGCCCTCACCCCCAATCCGTCGTGGCTCGAGGGCGTCGCCTATGACGTCGTGTCCCGTCGGCATTACGTCGATCGCCGTCGGGCGCCGAGCGTGACGCAAGTGCTCGGCCTCGCCTATCCCGATCGCTTCGCGCACGTGCCGCCCGACGTGCTGCGGCACAAGGCCGCCATCGGCACCGCCGTGCATGCGGCGGCGCACTATCACGCGGAACGCGACCTGGGCAACGGCCCCCTGATCCCGGCCGTGGACATCCGCGTCGAGGCCTGGAAGTGGTTCTGTGCGAGCCGCCAGGTGGAACCGCTGCTCTGTGAAACCGTTGTCTGTTCGCGCGACCTCGGCCTGGCTCCCCCTCGCCGGCGACCCTACATCGGGAAGCTCGATTTCCTCTGCGTCGTCGACGCGAAGCGCCTGGTGCTGCTCGACATCAAGACCGGCGTGCCCGACCTGGCCGGGTTACAGACGCTGGCCTATCTCGATGCGCTGTATCAGCAATACCCGCAGTTGATTGCGGTGGACGTGGAGCGCTGGGCCGTCGTGGTCGACGCCGACGGCGAGTACACCGTGCATCGCTTTCGCGACGACGCCAGCGACGCGATGCACTTTCGGGCGGCGCTCGAGTGCGCCTATCGCGCGCCGGATGTGGAATGGAGGACCCCGATGGCCGAGATGCCGATGCCGTCATTCGACCTGCCCGATGACAGCGAGCTGATGCCGTCGTTCGACCTGCCCGATGACGCGCCCGAGGTGCTGCCGGCCGAGGCCCCGACGATTCGCGAACTGATGATTACGCCCGACGTCGACGCCTATCTGACGACGCTCGAGGCAGCCATCGCGCCGTATGAGGCGACCGCGCAGGCCTTCGCCGCAGAGATGCGCGACATGCCGATCGACACGCCGCAGCAGCTCGCCGCCCTCGGCCAGCAAAGCCTCATCGCGAAAGAACGCGAGCAGCTGCTCGACGAACTGTTCGAGCCGGCGATTCGCAAGCCGCGGCTGTATCTGGACCGCGTGTATGCGGTGAAGCGGCGCGTCGTGCAATTTGTCAAGACCGGCGGCGAGACGGCGGCGCGGCGCTACACGCTGCGGAAGCGCGAGCTCGAGGACCTCGACCGCCTGGCGCGGCTCGAAGCGGATCGCAAGCAGCGGGCGGCGCAGGCCGAGGTGGAACGCGTGGCGGCGGCGGAACGGCGTCGACTCGCCGATGAGGCGATGCAGGCGGCGCAGCAGGGACAGGCGGCCATCGCCGCTGAACTCATTGAACGGGCGCGCGCGGTGGAACCCGAAGCCGTGACGGTCGCATGCGCGCCCGTGCTGCAGGCCCCAGCCGCCGACGTCGCCGGGTTGGGCGTGCGCGCCGGCTGGACGGGCGAGATTACCGACATGAAGGATGCCCTCATGGCGGCCGCACGACCCGATATCTTCCGCGAGGTCGCGGCGCTCATCGAGGACGGGCAGCTCACCGTCGCCGGCGGCCAGAGTCCGGCGACGCACATGATCGCCACACGCCTCCGGGCGCTCGCAACGGAACTGCCGATCATCCCGTCCACGATGTTCGCGGGGAATGCCGATGCGCTGAAGACACGCGCGGCCGCGGACCGCGACACGCTGCAGTGGCCGGGGTTCCGGTTCTCGCAGACGGTAACGCCGGTGCGGCGGACGCGTCAGCGCTGATGATCGCGAATCTCGCGCAGGAGATCGCGAATCTCGGTGAGCAGCAGATCGGTGCGCGAGGACAGGCTGTACATCGAGACGAGGAGCCCGAGGATCCCGATCAGGATCTCCATGCGTACATGGCGGCCGCCAAGAGCATGAGAGCGAAACCGACCCACATGAGGGCATTGAGGGTGCGGACGGACAGGTGGGACTGCATGACGGCAGTCTACCGCAGGCCCAGCCGTGAATCAGAAATCGACTTAAATCGCCTCACGCCGATGATTTATCTGGATGAACTGATCGCCGAGCATCGCAAGATTTTGCGCGCAGGCACCCTCATTGGTGACGCGCAGGGCGGCGCGATGGCGGCCCTCGGGTTGTACGTCGCGGCCATTGGCTACGCCAGGAAGCATCTCACTGACGGTGTCGTGCCTGACGAGTTTTTGCAAAAAGTGTCGCGCAATGAACGTGCCATCTTATCTTTGGGTAGGGCGAAGCTGATCAAAAAACTGCGCGGGAATTCATGGCGCATTCACGACTACCTGGATTGGAACAAGAGCGCGGCTGAAGTCCTTGCGGAACGTCAGGTTACAAGGAAACGGCAGAAGCGGTTTCGGGACAAACAGCCTGTGGAAAACTCCCACGTAACGCCGTTACGCACAGGCGAAGTAACGGTGCTGTCACGCTTGCGTAACGGTGGATCCCCGATCCCCGATCCCCGATCCCCGATCCCCGATCCCCAAGATCGGAGTACTTCGACCGTTCCCGATCAAGTGGGGGGCGAGGGTGTGCGTAAGGATGATTGGAACAGCGGCTCCGCCGCGCCAGACACCCGCGCGACACACACACCCTCTTCCTCGCAAGCCAAACGACTGGCCAAAGCACCGGCGGCCGATGGCAACTTCGCCGTCCTCGAACGGTTGGCACACACAGTCCTCGAGGAGATCGGCGCCGACGATCCGGAATCACCGGATGTCGTGGAAGCGTTCAAGACACGATGCGCGGCGCTCTCGATCCACTACCACACGGATCCGCACATCGCCCGCCGCGCGTTGGTATCGGCCGCGACGCAACGGCTGTTGATTCCCGTGACACGTGGCGACAAGGGGTCCGTCGCCGCAATGGCAACCAAACTGTTGAAGGCGCGGACGCCGGCCGCCATGGGCCATCAACTCAAGGCGCTCGCCGCGCGTGGCCGACGATGACGAAGACGGTCTATCTCTCGCCGGTGCCAGAAGAACAGGTACTCGCAAACTTCTGGCAGATGGTCGGCGACGGCGGCGACCGGATCCAACTCCTGCGGTTGTTGACCACGGTGGCGATTCGGCGGCCGCCAGACTGGTCCAAGGAATCCGCGCGAGAGGTGTTCTACCCGTACCCGGCGAATTGTTTCTGTTGCCTGAGCGCCGAACGGAAGTTGTATTGGCATCACGTCATCACGGTGAACAACGGCGGCAGCAAGAGACGGCAGAACCTCGTGGCGATCTGCCTCCGGTGTCATGCGGCGGTGCATCCGTGGCTACCCGCCGATCGCCCTGGTGAACGGCTCGGGGCCTTTGAAACGGTCCACGACTTGATTGATGAAGTCCGACGCGCACTGCCTCGCACGGACAAGGAAAGCGCCTGATATGGCCAAAAAGAAACGGACGCCGGCGCAACGGCGAGACGCGCACGACCCGCCGCCGCCGATCGCGCCCGCCCTCGCCCTCGAGGCGACGACCGCCAAAAAAATTGGCGAATCCGCAACCGCGGCCGGTCTCGAGTTTCGTCATCTCGCCAACGGAGGCGCCTGGCGGCGGCGTCGCGCCCGATATGGCAACCCGCCGCCATCTGGTCGACCCGTACAAGCGGTTTCTGTTTGCGCTCAACATCGCGCCCGCGGTCGTCGGCGAATGGCTCCGCGCCAACGGCAAACTTCCGGTGTTGCAACGCTCACGAACGATCGTGTTGTTGGCCGATGCGTTGGCGCGGCAAGTCGACAAAGGGCGGATGAGCAATGATTGACGCCGGGCGCCTCAAACGGTGGCTCTCCTGTCTCGAGGATGATGACTTCGTCGCCATCGACGGCGCGGAGCTCGTCGCCCTCGGCCCGGACGGTCGCCGGCGTCTCGCCGGGTTCCATATCGAGGTTGGATTTCTCCCGGCCGAGGAGTGTTTCGAACCCGTCCCGGTGTACGAGCTCCCGGCCGAGGCGACGCCCGCCATCGACGCCCCCGCGGACCGCCTCCCCCTCGAGACCCTATGAAACTGATCCGCGTATTCCCTCGTCGGACGCGTGCAACACCCTGCGATGAGCTCGCCCGATTCGGGCCGCCCGACCTCCTCGACACGGCCGACGCCGTACACGTCTCCGTCACGTTCACGTACGACAAGCCATACGCCGAACAATTGGCCGAACAGTGGAGGCATGTCGCGCCGACAACCGTTGGCGGCGTCGCCTATGGGGATCGCGGCGAGGATTTCATTGTCGGGAAGTACATCAAACCGGGCTATGTGTTTACGTCGCGCGGTTGCCCGCGTCGGTGTTGGTTTTGTTCGGTCTGGAAACGCGACCCGGAACCGCGGTTGCTCCCGATTCAAGACGGTTGGAACATCCTTGACGATAACCTCCTCGCCTGTCCGGAGGATCACGTCCGGGCCGTCTTTGCGATGCTCCGCCGCCAATCGCGGCGCGTCGAGTTTACGGGCGGCCTCGAGGCGTTATCGTTGCAGGATTATCAAGTCGATTTGTTGGCGAGTCTGAAACCGCAACCGGTGATGTTTTGGGCCTACGATCCCGGCGATGCGTTCGAGACTTTGGCATCGGCCGCCCGGCGATTACTTGCGGCCGGTCTCTCCTCGCGCGGCCATCGTCTCCGCTGTTACGTCCTCATCGGATTCCCACACGATACGTTGACCGCCGCGGAGACGCGATTGCGGCAAATGCTCTCGATCGGATTTACGCCGATGGCGATGCTCTGGCGGCCGGAGACGCCCTCTCAGATGCGGTATCGGCCCGCGCCGGAGTGGCGGGCGTTTCAGCGACGGTGGGCACGACCCGCGATTATTCACGGGTCGCCGGCGATGTTGCCAACGCCGCGGACATTACGGGTACTCCGTTTGCCCCTCGAGACCGCTTGACGATGCCGCTCCTCTGCACGTTCACGGTCCACGGGGTCGCGCGACCGCAAGGGTCGACCCGGGCGTTTACGCGTCCGCGTCGCCAGGCGGATGGATCCGTCGATGTCGTTCCCGTTGTCACACACAACAACCGCGCCTCCCTCCTCGAGTGGCGATCCGACATCCGCGCGGCGGTCCACCATCAGGCGCCTGATTTCGCGACCGCCCTCCTCCGCGGGCCGATCGCGGTCCGGATTCGGTTCGCGTTGCCGAAACCCTCGAGTGTGCCGCGGCGGCGGATCTTTCCGATCGTCGCGCCCGACCTCGACAAGCTCGTTCGCGCGGTCGGCGATGCGCTCGAACACACGATCCTCCGCAACGATGCACAGATCGTGCATTGGGATTGCTGGAAGGTGTACACGACGGAGCGGGCCGAGGCGCGGATCGTCTGGCGCGGCGCGTCACCAGGCTGTTGCTGGCCGCGCATCGACTCGCGCGCCGGGCGACCGACGACCCCGATCGCCAGTGGGCGGAGCGGCTGGTCCAGGCGTTGGGCGGCGTCGCGCCGCGCGCACGGGACTGAGGGACCGCGGGGAGTGGCAGCCGGCGCCAGCCGTCGGGGGGAGGCTGGCGCCGGGCACAGCGCGCGCGCAGGGCCGCCTCGACCTTGGCGACGGCGGCGGGGCCACCACGGACGGACGAGGCAAGCCGTCCACAGGAGGCAGGGGAGGATGCGATGACCTTACCCAAAGATCCGAAAGATTTGATCCACGAGCTGGATCACGCGGTGCTCTACGCGGCGGCGCATGATGAGGTCGCGCTCGACGCGAAGCTGCCGAATCCCGATCAAATCCTGCTCCGCTTCGGCAAGTCGTACTCCGACTTCCCCGATGGCGTGGTCGGGATGATCGTGCGGATCGCGGGCGATCTACTGCAAGGGCTGGAGAACCCCAGCGACGCGGACTATCCGCGCCGCAGCCTCAACTTCGCCATTGATATGGTGAACGAGGAGCCGCCCGGCTGGCCCGCTGGCCAACGCGTGCCGTGTATCCGCATGTGCTTGCAGCCCCAGATAACGGTTGACGCGCAGGACTACGACGAGAAGAAAGTTGCGTTCATCTCGGCGCACGGCGCGTGGTTCACGGTGCCGGTGTATGCGCCGAATCTCACCGGTGGCGTGCTCCCCCCGCCACCGACCGCCGAGCCCGTGCCGCAGACCCATCTCGTCTCGGCCGAGGGCACCGTGCGCGCGCAACTCCAGGACGACGGGAACTTCGTCATCTATCAGACTGACGTCGATCCATGGCGCCCGCTCTGGTCGAGTCAGGCTGGGCACATTGCGGACAAGATCCCGGTGCGGTGACGGCCATGATGAAGTTCGTGCTGCTCATCGTCCTGCTCGCGCAGATCACGTCGATCGAGATCGACCTGACGAACACGTGGCTGAGTGGGGACATCGGCGCGATCGGCGATACGCCTGGCGCCGGCCTGTGGAGCGACCAGAGCCCGATTGGCCTGAGCGCGGCGGATGTGCTGACGCTCAGCAGCTCGGCGCCCAACGTCACCGGGACCAGCGATAACTTCCGCTACGCCTGCCGGTCGTTGGCGGGCGACGCCTCGATGACGGCGCGCGTGGGCACCATGACGGGCGCGGACTTCGCGCAGGGCGGCGTGATGGTGCGCAATTCCCTGGCTCCCGACTCGCAGCAGGTCTTTGTCTTTCGGTTCCCGACGAGCAACAACATTCAACGGAAACAGCGGCCCACGCCGGGCGCCGTGGTCACGTCCGCCACGACAGGGTTACCAGGCAACGTCAACACCTGGCTCCGTCTCACGCGCACGGGGAACAGCTTTGCGACGGCGATCTCGTCGGACGGACAGCTGTGGCAGACGCCCCTGAGCCCGATCACCATCGAGATGGCCCCCACGGCGTTCTGGTGCCTCGCGACGACCTCGGTCGTGGGGCAGGAAGCGGTGCAGGCGGTCGCGACCATCGACCAGCTGTCACTGACCCGTGGCGAGGCGCCCTCGACCGAGCCGCCGCCGGTCGATCCGCCGACGGAGCCCGTGGGCGATTCCGGCGGGCTGCGTCCGCATTACCAAGGCTTCGGCGCCAACTCCTTGGGTGGAGCCGGCGATACGAACAAAACGATTTGCATCGTCACCAATCGAGCGAACACCGCCGGTGCCCCGACGTCGAGTGGGAATGACGCGCACGGATCGATCGCGCACTATCACGGCACGTTCAACCAGTGCGCCACGGGCATGGACACATCGTATGTGCTGTTCGATGTGTCGGGCTATCTCGAGCTCTCCGGCTGTCGGTCGATGGTGTATCCGTACATGACGATTGCGGGTCAGACGGCACCGCCACCCGGCATCGCCCTGCGCAATGGGTGTCCCCGGATCGACAACCGCGACATCGTCGTCCAGCACGTGCGGGTGCGCTGTGGCGGCGCCATGGGCTCGGTGACCGGGTTCCTCATCCGCGGGCAAAACAACCCGGTCTACAACACGGTGCTGGACCACGTCTCCGCGTCGTGGTGCGGCGCGGGCGGATTCAACGTCAATGTGTTTATTGGCGGCACGCAAAGCAATTATCAGCAACCGCGCGACACGCTCATCGTGGACAGCATCTCGGCTGAACAACTCGGCATCTCGGCCAATCAAGGGTATGGCTCCCTGACCTACGGCCGCAGCGGCGCCACGTTGACCATGGCCCGCACGTACTTTGCGCAGAACGGGAACCGGACCCCGTGGATCAGTTCCGGCATGCGCAGCGCCTACTACAACATCCTGACCTACAACCCCACCACCGTCAGCGGCGTGGACGGCACGTGGGGCTTCACGCAGATCGTGGGGACGCAGGATTACGCGGAGTCGCCCGCCGAAGTGGTCTACATCGGGAACGTGGCGAGACCGGGGCCGGCCACGATCGACCCGGATGGCACCGTCATGATTCAGGCGGACCAGCCGCAGTTGAACGCAGGCGGATTCAAGGTCTATCTGGCCGACAATCAAGGGCCCGGGATCACCGGTTCATCGGTCGATGGGCAATGGGCAGGCGTGAGTTATCAGGATGAAGCCACACGCGCGAACTCTGAATGTAACAAGGCATGTTTCGACGGGCTGACGTGGTTCCACGACGTGAAATACCACATCCTGCCGAGCAGTCAGGTCGAGGCGTATCTCGATGCCCACGTCGGCGCGTATCCGGCCTACCGTGACGCGCTCGATACGCGGCTGCTCGGGGACAAGGACGACGGCGACACGAGCCGGATTGACCACGAGAACGAAGTGGGCGGCTTCGCGACCGTGCCGCTCGCCAACAACACCCGCACCGTGGTCCTCCCGGCGAATCCCTTCGGGCCGGGGAATTGCGGCACGAAGTCGAGTGGCGTGGCGCGGAGCGTCATCGAATGCTGGCTCGAGCAGGATCCCACCTTTGGCGCGCGGCGCATCGAAACGGCGCCCACCGGGGCACCGGCCTCGACCAATCGCCAGGTGCTGGTTCGCGTGCTCCTGGTGGTGCTGGGGCTCCTCGCCGTGGGCTGGGTGCTCTGGAAAGCCCGGCAGGCGAGGCCGGCCGCCTCGTGACGGCGCCAGCCAGCTCAACAGTAGGGATGCGGCGACGAGGACACCGGCCGATGGCGAGCATGGGGCCTATGGGCGCCTTTCCGCGAGACAAAACCGCTGACCCATATCCGGGTATGACCTGCCTGTGGAAAACGCGCTGGCGCGGGTCCTATGGCGTTGCTAGACCATTCCACAGGACGGATGAGCCATCTCACAAGTGATCGTCTAAGAGGTATCTAAGCTCAACCATGCCGACCGCCCCCTTGGGTGTGTGCCCGTATCCCGGCTGCCCTCGTCGCAGCCGTGGCCTGTGCCCGGTCCACCTAGCCGCCAAGCATCAGGCCACCGACGCCCGCCGTGGGTCACGACACCAGCGCGGCTACGACAGCAAATGGGTGGCCTTCGTCGCAGCGTTTCCCCGGCTGCTGATGGCGCGCGGCATCCTGCCCGTGTGTGGTGCCAGGCTCTCGGGCACGTCCAGCCCGCACAGTCAGTGCCTGCTGCGCGGGCGTGTCACCCTCGAGGGCCTGCACGTCGACCATGACCCGCCGCTCGAGGCCTGGGAGCGCAGCCATCCGGAGCGCGTGTGCGATCCGCATCGGGTGCAGCTGCTGTGCAGGTTATGTCACCTAAAAAAAACAAGAGCCGAACAATTGGACCGCCGATGATACGCACTCAGATCTGCCCTGAATGCCAACAGGAGTTTAGTTTCCCTGCCGCACGCGGCACTCATCGGGTGTGCTGTTCACCGACATGCCAACATGAACGCACCAAGCGCCGACAGCGCCTCACAGGCGTCCGCACGCGCACCTGCGAAGTCTGCCAGCAGGCCTTTAGCTATGCCATTCGTCGAGGGAGGGATCGTCGCATCTGCGGGAAGAAATCCTGTCAGCAGGCGCGACGTCTCGCCCTGCTGGAGACCAAGCCGCGCTGTATCACCCCTGGTTGCACGAACCCCCAGGGCTACAGCAACGGCATCTGTAACAGTTGCTACTACCGTTGGCGCCGGACTGGGACACTTGAGCGAAGGACGTGGAAGCGACGACGTCAACACAGCAACGGCTATATCGTCCTCATCAGCCCGCAGCATCCATTAGCGACTCCGAGAGCCGGCCTCGTATACGAGCATCGCAAAGTGCTCTACGACACCATCGGTCCTGGCTCGCATCCGTGTCATTGGTGCGGCGTCATGGTCGAGTGGCGCATCGGTACCTGTCGCAAAGGCACGCTCGTCGCCGATCACCTTGATGGCAACAAGACCAACAATGATCCGCGGAATCTCGTGGCAGCGTGCAACCAGTGCAACGTGGACCGAGTGCGTCGCGCGTCGTGTCACAGCACGAAGACGCGGGCCGAGCAAGAGTGTGCAACGGCGGGCAGGGGGGGGGTAGTTTTATGCAGGATCGCGTTGGCTCAAGGGACCGCCGGGGCACCGTCGCGCAACATTAAACTGAGAACAATCGATGGGCAACCGTAATTCCGGCCGCCGTCCTCGCACATCCACGGCCCTAAAGATCCTGCGGGGCGTTCAGAAGAGCCGGATCAATTTCCATGAACCGAAGGCCGCGGCGGGGGGGATTGTCAAGCCCGCCGAGTTAGGCGAGGGTGCCAGCCGGATGTGGGAAGAGTTAGCCCCGGTCTGCATCGAGATGGGGACCTTGACCGCGGCCGATGTGCGGCCCTTCGCGATGCTGTGTGAACTGCAAGCCACGCTGAATCGTGCCTCGGCGTTGAAGCAGAAGCCCCGCCAATTTATGAAAGGCGTGGCGCTCGAGAAGCAATTCGCCTCCATCATCCGGCAGTACTACGCGCTGTTCGGGATGGATCCGGTCTCGCGGCAGCGGATTCGCGTCGCGACCAATGACGCGCCGCCCGTCAGCAAGTGGAGCGGAGTGCTGAAGTGAAGGAAACGCAGGCGGCGCGTGCCGTGCGGCTGATGAATCAGCTCACCCACACGAAGGGACCGTTTGCACAGCAACCGTTCGACCTGCGCCCCTGGCAGCGGCGTATCGTCAAGCAGCTGTTTGCCGAGCGGAAGGATGGCCGGCGGCAGTACCGGACCTGTTTGTTGATGCTCCCGAGGAAGAATGGCAAGACGGAGCTCGCGGCGGCGCTGGCCGTGTACTTCCTGCTCTTCGATGGCGAGATCGGTGGCGAGGTCTATTCGGCGGCCGCGGACAAAGACCAGGCGGCGCTCGTGTTCAACGTGGCCGCACAGATGATTCGCAATGACCCGGAGCTCGACGCCGTCTGTGAGATTGTCGATTCGCAGAAGCGCATCGTCCATCCGGCCAGTGGAAGTTTCTACCGCGCCATCAGCGCCGAGGCGTATTCCAAGCACGGATTCAACGCCTCGGTAGTCATCTACGACGAGCTGCACGCCGCGCCCTCGCGGGAACTGTGGGACGTGCTCGCGACGAGCCAGGGCGCACGGCTCCAACCGCTGATGATGGCCATTACCACGGCCGGCTATGACCGCCACTCGATTCTCTGGGAGCTCTATCAGCACGCGAAGAAGGTGGCCGAGCAGCCGGCGCTCGATCCCACGTTCCTGCCCATTCTCTTTGAGGCTCCCGCCGAAGCCGACTGGACGAACGAGCGCGTCTGGAAGCAGGCGAATCCGGCGCTCGGGGATTTCCGCTCGCTCGAGGAGATGCGGACCATGTGCGCGCGGGCGCAGGAGATTCCCGCGCAGGAGAATTCGTTCCGGCGGCTGTATCTCAATCAGTGGACCGAGCAGGCCGCGCGCTGGATCCAGTTGGCGGCGTGGGATGCCTGCCAGAGTGTGGAATTGACGGCACTGTCGCCGGCCTGCTTCAAAGGACGCCGCTGTTACGTGGGGATGGACCTGAGCTCGACGAAAGATCTGACGGCGCTGGTGGCCGTGTTCCCCAATGACGACGGCTTCGACGTGCGCGCTGAGTTCTTCGTGCCGAAGGAGACGATCGCGCAGCGCGTGACGCGGGACCGCGTGCCCTACGACCAGTGGGCGCGCGAGGGCTACGTCACGGCGACGCCGGGCAACACCGTTGACTATGAGGCTGTACGCCGCACGCTGCAGGAATGGGCCGCCGTGTACGAGATGCGCCAGGTGGCCTTCGACCCCTGGAATGCCACCGATTTGGTGACGCGGCTCAAGGAGCAGGACGGCTTCGACTGCGTGCCGATGCGCCAGGGCTTTGCGTCGCTCTCAGCCCCGACCAAGGCGCTCGAAGCGGCGATTCTCTCGAAGCGGTTGTGCCACGACGGGCACCCGGTGCTGCGCTGGAACGTGTCGAATGTCTCGGTGGAGACGGATGCGGCCGGCAACATCAAGCCGTCCAAGAAGGTCTCGACGGAGCGCATTGACGGTGTCGTGGCGCTGGTGATGGCGGTGGACGTGATGGAGCGCCATAGCGTCCCGCCGCCGGCCCCGGCATATCAAATGCTAGTATTCGGGGCATGAACCGCCGCCGCGGCCGCCCGACGCTGGACAACGAGCCAGCGAGCACGCACGTATGGGCCTGGCGCACGGCTGCGTGAGCCGAGTGCGCGTTTCGTCTGTGGCTCATTACTTGGCTCAGGCCCTTGACGGTCATTTACCGATATCAGTAAACTCCGTCGCCATGAGCACGGCACCGAAAACAAAACTCAAGATGATTACCGTGAAGGGGTTGGAATGCCTGCGCTGCGGCCATACCTGGAGTCCCCGCATCCCGCATATCACCATGTGCGCGAAGTGTAAATCGCTCTACTGGAATCACGCCTCCGTGCCCCCGCGGAAGAAGACCGCGTGATGGCTGAACGCACCAGCAATCTGTCGTGGGCGATTCTCCAGGTCGCCGTGGCGCTGGCGCTGGCGTGGCTGCTCTGGTGGCAATGGTCGCACTGACCGCGCTGCTGACCGTGATTAACATCGTCCTCGCGGTCCGCAATCTCTGGAAGGAATGGCAGTCGCGGCGCGGGTCGGGTCCGCACCCGCTCGAGGCCGCGCTCCGCGACGTGGCGAGTGCCATTCGCGAACGAGGCTGAATGGGCGATGAGGCTCAATGGAGAACAGTCGTGACGAGCGAAGAACGCGAACGCGCACTCGCCGCCGCATGGAACGACATCCGGCGCGGGCTCGGTGACCTCGGTCAGGACCTCGACCATGCGCGGGCATGGGTGGGAGACCGGGCCTTCCTCACGCTCTGTGATGAGTTCGAACCCGGCGAAATCATCATCGCGTGTGGCATCGCCAATGCCGACGAGTTACTAGACGGCTATGGTCCTCCGCGGAACCGCACACCACGCGACCCCTATGACGTTCGATTAACTGATGCCGTGAGGAAGGCTCACGCCGCGCTCGGGCCGTGGGAGCCGCGGTCGGCCGAGGAGAGAGCCATCGCCCGCGCCGCATTGGATGACATTGAAGGATCTCCAGCCCGACGTAGACGAAGAAGAACGTGCGCCAAGACCAGTCGTTGACGCCAAGCGCTTGCAGGATGAAAAAGCCGACGATCATCAGCGGCAGGGCTCTCATCGCTAAAGTACCCCCCCCCACTCTCTCCGAAAAGTACCCTTACACGCTCTCGGTCTCGTAGGTCAGCGAGACCCGCGTGGCCGAACTGCCAGTGACCTGGTAGGTGATGTCCGACGCCCCGGTCAGCAGGTCCATGTTGCAGCCCGACAGGGCGAGGGGGAGCGAGAGGAGCGCCACGAAACGCAGAAGCAGTCTGGTGCTCATGGGACGCGCCTACTGCACCGAGTCCGCGAGTGATTGGGCCTGATCGACGTGTTCAAGCCCCGGAGGCGGGACGACGCCCCCGCAAGGCGCGGACCTCCTCGCGCAACGTGAGCGGGGCGTCAGTACTCATCAGGACGACCCTTTCACAGGATACCCGTGGGCGTCGAACTGACGCGGGTCCGGATAGTATGCCTTCCCCAGCGTCGAGAGCGTCTTGCGCCACTCCTTCTCGTAGTAGCAGCCGGCGCCGCAGACCGCCTCATCGAACCCGTGCCACTGACGGTTCACGCCCGCGTGAAAGGTCACCCCGCAAATGCAGCAAAAGAGCGGCATCTCTGAAAAGAGCGGCATTATTGTTCGTGCTCCTCGTGGATGACCGTCTCCGGCCCGATCCACGGCGCAAGATCCTCCCGCATCGAGGCCGCGTCCTTGCCGGTGAAAATCACAATCTGCATCTTCCCGGCCGCACCCGTGAACCCAAGGTCACTGAGGCGGACCCGCACCGGCTGCCCGGCCTGCATCCGCCGGAGATTCTCCTCTTCCAGCCCGATGCCGACGACCGTGATGCCGTTACCGGATGCCGTGAACTTGACCATGTGCCTCCTCCGCCGCGCACCCCCGACACTGCGTCGAGTGCGCCTCGTCCTCGGTCCGCTCGGACGCCACGTCGCAGTCCGGGCAGATGTCGTCGAGGCAGTCGCGGCACGACGGCCACGAGGTGTATTCCTCCGAGCGCCGGCCGCACCGGTCACACAGCGTCGCAAAGGGAACCGTCGCCATCACCCTGCCCTCCCGTGCCCCACATGCCACCAGTAGCAGTAGTGATACCGATAGACCTCCAACGTCTCACTGGCCCGCAGCTTCTCCGTCCGTCGTCGCATTGCGCGGAGCGCCGCCTCCGCCTTGCCCCGGCTCCGGTGCTTCGTCTTGCGCCAGCACGGATGCGCGTGCGCGGCCAGCGCGGGATGATCCGACAGCCGGTTCACGACCGCAACCACGCGTGGACCGCCGCGCGTGCCTCCGCCAGCGTCACTTCACCGCGCCGGAGCGCATCGAGCACCAGTTGAATGGTGGTCACAACGCCGCCTCCGTTTTCATCCGGTGGTATTCCGCCAGCCACTGGTCCACGGTCTACCGGAATGTGCTGCTCGCCGAGACCGTCCCGATGGTGCGAATCACGGACCCACTTGTCGTCACCGTCGATGAAGCCTTCAGGTGAGGTAGCCGGTGGCGCGGCGGTGATATACACGCGCATGTGCAGCATGTCCTCCACCTTGACCTTCGGGGCTTTGGCTTGGGCGGGAAGAGCGCTCAGGAAAAGGAGCAGGACCGGGAGTGCGCTGGTCAGCGCATGCGTAAAGTTCATGAGATGGGCCTTCTGCTTTCAAAAAGGCCCGGTCGGGGGGGCTACACTTGACAGTAGCCTCGTCCACCGGGCATAGACGGTTGACGCGGTCAGGAGCCGTGGCGAGGGTCCAACTCGGCACGGCTCCAACTATCATCCCATCGTCCGGTTGGGTGTGCAAGACAAAGCTTGCACAGTCCGGCACGAAATCAGCGCCGGCGTATCAGATACTAGTATTCGGAGCACCATGATGCGCCGCGGCCGTCCGACGCTCGAAAGCGAACCGGTCTCGGCACGTATTCAGTTGCGTGTCACACCCGCGCAACGCTTGGAACTCCGACGCGTGGCCCAGGATAACCGGACGAATGTATCCGGTGTGCTGCGCGAAGCCCTGAACGAATACGTATCGGATTATCAGGACCGGCGCCTCTTTAGTCGTACAAAATAAGACCCCGCCCGTACGCTGTGGCGCCAGCGATGGCGACGCAGCATCGGGCGTATAGCCTCCTTCACATCAAAGCCGCTGAGGCACCGGCCCGCGTGATTCGCGGGGTGGCCTCCACGCCCGACCCGGATCGCATGGGCGACGTGATCGATCCGCTTGGGATTCAGTTCAAGAATCCCGTCCCGCTGCTGCTCTATCACAACCCGCAAAAGCCGGTTGGGATGGTGCGCTTTTCGAAACCGACGAAGGACGGCCTCGACTTCGAAGCGGAGCTGCCGACGATTGCTGAAGCCGGCGCGCTGCGCGATCGCGTCGAAGAGGCCTGGCAGTCGGTCACGTCAGGCCTCGTGGCCGGCGTGTCGATTGGCTTTCGCGCGCTCGAAGAGAGTTTCGACCAAGTGACAGGCGGCTTCCGCTTCCTGAAAACGGAAGTGCTCGAACTGTCGCTGGTGACGATTCCGGCGAATGCCTCCGCGACGATTCACACGATCAAGTCGCTTGACCTGGCCGCGTCCGGCCTGTACCCGCCCGGCATCTCGGGCCTGTTCGCGAAAGGCCGTCCCATGACGACCGCGGAACAAATCACGGCGTTTACCACCACCCGCAACACAAAAGCCACGCGCATGACGGAGCTCATGGACGCCGCGGCGAAAGAGGCCGTGACGCTCGATGGCAAGCAGACCGAGGAGTACGATGCCCTCGCCGTCGATGTCGCCAATCTCGATAAGCATGTCGAGCGGTTGAAGGCCCTCGAGCTGACGCAGGCCGCGACCGCGACGCCGATCGTGGCGACGACGATCACGAAGGCCGCCGAGCTGCGCGGCGGCATACCGGTCGTGCAGGTGAAATCGCTCCTGCCGAAGGGCACCGCGTTTCTTCGCTACTGCCAGGCCGTGGCCTATGGCCGCGGTGATTCGATGCGGGCGCTCGAGTTTGCCAAGCAGTGGAAGGATTCCACGCCGGAAGTCGAGCTGGTGCTGAAAGCCGCCGTTGCGCCAGGGACGACGACCGATGCCACGTGGGCCGGTCCCTTGGCGCAACTCCAGCCGATGGCCGCAGAGTTTCTCGACCTCTTGCGACCGGCGACGATCTTGGGCAAGGTGCCAGGCCTGCGGAAGGTGCCGTTCAATATCTCGGTCCCGTCGCAGACGGGCGGCGGCACGTACCAGTGGGTCGGCCAGGGGGCGCCGAAGCCGGTGGGCAAGCTGCAGTTCGGGACCATCACGCTGACGTTCTCGAAGGCCGCGGGCATTATCGCGATCACCCAGGAGCTGGCGCGCTTCTCGTCGCCGAACGCGGAGGACGTGATCCGACGCGACATGATCACAGGGATGGCGGCGTTTCTCGATAACGAGTTCGTCGATCCGACGAAGGCGGCCGTGGCGAACGTCTCGCCGGGCTCCATTACCAATGGCGTGACGCCGATCACCACGGCCGGCACCACGCCGGCCAATGCGCGGACGGACGTGATCGCGCTGCTCAATGCGATCGTCGCGGCTGGCCTCCCGGTCTCGCAAGTCGTGCTGATCATGTCGGAAGCCAACGCGCTCGCGCTGAGCTCGGCGCTCAATCCGCTCGGACAACTGATGTTTCCCACGATGGGCGTGAGCGGGGGCACGGTTCTGGGCCTCACGGTGGTGACATCGCAGACCGCCGGCACCAACGTGATCGCCCTGGTGCCGGACGCGATCCTCTATGCGGACGATGGCGGCGTCAGTATTGATGTCTCGACGGAAGCCTCGGTGCAGATGGACTCGGCGCCGGACAATCCCACCATCGCCACCACGATCCTGACATCGTTCTGGCAGAACAACCTCGTCGGGTTGCGTGCCGAGCGGTACATCAACTGGAAGAAGGCCCGCGCGGGCTGCGTGCAGTACACCGTGGCGACCTATGCGGGGTGATGCCATGAAAATGATCGCCCTGACGCATCACACCTACGATGGCCGCGGGTATGCGCCGGGAGACACGTACGACGCGGATCCGCTGTACGTCGAGACGCTCGAGGCGATCCAATTCGCGAAGCGGGCCGATGATGTCCCCATCGTCGCGCCCGCCCCCGTGTCCTCACGTGTGCCTGACAGGCCGACCGTCGATCCACCGGCGCCCGAGCATCGGACCCCGACGCTGAAACGACCCGCAGGACGGTAATGCAGCTGTTCGGCTGGACGATCATGCGGACCAAGGCGCTCCCGCCGCTGCAGCCGCTGCGCGGCAGTCGGAGTGGCGGCTGGTATCCGACGTGGCCGATGGTCCGCGAGTCGTTCCCTGGTGCCTGGCAACAGAACATCACGCTGTCGGCCGACTCGGTCCTCGCCTACAGCGCCGTCTACAGTTGCATCACCCTCATCAGCACGGACATCGGCAAACTCGGCTTGCGCCTGGTGCAGCAGGATGCCGATGGCATCTGGACCGAAACGAGTTCGTCGGCGTTCTCGCCCGTGCTGCGGAAGCCGAACCGCTATCAGACGCGAATCAAGTTCATCGAGCAGTGGGTGACCTCGAAACTGGTGCACGGGAATACCTACGTGCTGAAGCAGCGCGATGAGCGTGGCGTCGTCGTCGCGCTCTATGTCCTTGACCCGATGCGGGTCATGCCGCTCGTCGCGGCCGATGGCGCCGTCTACTATCAACTGCAGCGCGACGATCTGTCGAACCTGCGCGAGGACCGGATCGCTGTGCCGGCCCGCGACATGATCCACGACACGATGGTGTGCCTCTTTCACCCGTTAGTCGGGGTCTCGCCGCTGTTTGCCTGTGCATTGGCCGCGCTGCAGGGCCTGAAGATTCAGGAGAACTCGGCCCAATTTTTCAGCCAGGGATCGCATCCGGGCGGCGTCTTAACGGCCCCAGGCTTCATCAGCCAGGAGACGGCCGATCGCCTCAAGGCCTACTGGGATACGAACTTCAGCGGGAGCAATGTGGGCAAGGTCGCGGTACTCGGCGACGGCCTGAAGTATGAGGCCATGGCCGTCACTGCCGTCGATGCGCAGCTCATCGAGCAATTGCGCTGGACGGGTGACACGGTCTGCAGTTGTTTCCACGTGCCGCCGTACAAGATCGGCATTGCCCCCGCGCCCGCCTACAACAACATCCAGGCACTTAACCAGCAGTACTACTCAGAGTGCCTGCAATCGATCATCGAAAACCTCGAGCTCTGTCTGGACGAAGGTCTCGGTCTCGGCCCCGGCTTCGCCAATCGCTACGGGACCGAATTCAATCGCGACGATCTGCTGCTGATGGACACGGCGACGACGACGAAGGCCGCGGCCGATGGCGTGGGCAGCGGCTGCATCAGTCCCAACGAAGCGCGCCGCCGCTACTTTGGCCTCGGGCCCGTGACGGGAGGCGAGTCGCCCATGGTGCAACAGCAGTACTACTCGCTCGAGGCCCTGGCCGAGCGTGATGCCGACAAACCCTTCGCCAAACCCACGGCGGCGACGCCGCCGATCGCGCCCGAGATGGACGACGAGGACGACGAACCGGAGGACGACGACGAGGAAAAGGATCTCGCCGTGCCGCTGCTCGTGGCCGTCTTCGAACGCAGCCTGCGTCAGGAGCTGGCGCGATGACCGAAGCGGAAGCGATGGCCTTCTCGACGTCGCTGGCCGGCGTCGTGCGCGATGTCGTGTCGAGTGCCGTCGGCGACGTCCGCGAGCGCATCGCCGGGCAGTTCGGCCCGGTGTACGAGCGGCTCGCCGTGCTCGAGACGCGGGCCCCCGTGCCGGGGCCGCCCGGGGCCGATGGCCGTGACGGCTTGGGCGTCACGGACTTCGACGTGGCCTATGACGGCGAGCGGACCTTTACGCTGACCTGGTCGAACGGCGAGCGGAAGGTGGAACGCAGTTTCACGCTGCCCGTACCCATTTTCAAGGACGCCTTCACCGAAGGTCGCACCTACGGCGCACACGATCTCGTGCAGTATCAACGCTCGGTGTGGTACGCGCGGGAGATCACGGCGACGAGACCAGGCACGCATGCCGACAAGTGGCGACTCTTTGCGTCTCACGGACGGGACGGACGGGACGGGAAGGACGCCAGCTGATGTTCGTCAGCTACGACACGGCGGCGATGCACTTGAAGCTCTATGACCTCAAAATGAATCCCGAGGTCGAGGCGGACGTCCGGCTGAAGCTCGCGCAGGCCGAAGCCCTCGTGCTCACGCACATCAAGACGCCCGATCCCGGCTGGACCGACGAGACCGATCCGGCGACGAACTTTCTGTTTGCAGTGGCCCAGGCGGCGACGCTGCTGATCCTGTCGAACCTCTGGCGCTTCCGCGGCGACGACGAGACGAAGGGCGAGAACGGCCCGCTCACGCCACGCGTCGCCGAGCTGCTCTCGCAGTTTCGGGATCCGAGTCTGGCGTAGGGACAATGGCGCAACCGATCCACGTCCAACCCGCCGGCACTCGCGAGGCCCTCGTGACGGTCGAAGTCAAGACGCTGGGGGGCGGCGGCGGCTTTCCCGTCGAGACGTGGGCGCCGCTCATCACGCTGTGGATGCGCAAGGTGGATTTGATGGGCGCCGAGGCTTTCCAGGCCGACCAGATGAGCGCGCGGTATGACGTGCGCTTCATCGCGCCCTACGGGCCGCAATTGGATCCGGAGCTGGTCGACGTCCCGGCGACGCATCGCCTGCGCTATCTCGGAAAGACCTACGACATCACGCATGCCGCGATCATCGGGCGGTACGAGGGCATCACCTACGCGGCCATCGCGCCGAGCGCCCCGGAGTCCTGATGGAACTCTCGGTCACGCTCACCGGGCTCCAGCCATTGCTTCGCAGCCTGACGCGCGATCTCCCGGAGGCCGTCCAGCTCGCGACGCTGCGGCGCGTGCTGCCGATCGCGGCTGAGCCGATTCGGTCGAGCATGGCGGTGCTGGCGCCGCGCGGGCCGCAGGCGCCACACCTGGCGGACTCCATGCGGACGAAGCTCCTGGGTCCGGGCGAGCTCGAGGCGGTCACCGATGACACGGCGGGTGTGGAGATCGGGCCGCTGCAGGAATTCTTCTACGGCTATTTCTTCGAGTTCGGCACGGTGAAGCTCGCGGCGCGGCCGTTCGCGCGGCCGGCCTTCGATCACGGCCAGGGCCCGGCGCTGCGCATCCTCGAGCGCGAGCTGTGGACGGCGATCCAGCGTGCCCTCAAGGAGCCGGCGCCGTGAGTCCCGAGGAAGCGGTCGTGGCCCGGTTGCTCACGGTGCCGGCGGTGACGGCGATCGTGGGCACGCGCATCTGGCTCGTGCTGATCCCGCAGTCGCCGGTCATGCCGTGCGTACGCGTCCAGCAGATCAGCCAGATCGACGAAGGGCTCCACGATCGCGGCGCAGGCGGCGTCGGCTGGGCCCGCGTGCAGGTCGATGCCATTGCCAACCTCACGACCGGCGGCAACGGCTACGCCACGGTGCGGGAGCTGACCGATGCCATCCACGGCGACGGGCGCGGCGACGATGCGACCGGGCTGCTCGGGTGGAAAGGCGCGATCGCGCCGCTCGAGATCCTCGGCATCTTTTCGATCCTCGACGGCGTGGCCGAGATCACGCCCGATGCGCTGCAGCAGATCCGGATCCGCCGGGACTATCAGGTATGGTTCCAAGCGTAACGACAAGGAGCACCGTTCATGGCTGATGTCACCGATACCTACTATCCCTCCGAAGGGATGATCGGCTACGGCACGCAGCTGCTCGTGGCCGTGGACGGCGATGCCGACACGGAGGCGACCGTGGCCGTCGCGGAAATCACGACGATCACGCCCGGCTCGATCGATACCGAGGACGTCGTGCGGACGCATCTGCGCTCGCCTGATGCCCATCACGAGCACATGCCGGGCATCCGCGATTCGGGGGCCTTCGAGCTCGTGGGCAACCTGCGCCTCGATCACGAGTCGCAGAACAACTCACCGGGCCCGCCGGGCGGCTTGATTTATCTGCAGCGGAACCGCGCGATCCGCAACTTTGCGATCCAGCTGCCGGACGCCGGCGGCACGACGCTGCCGGTGCGCGGCTACGTGTCGCGCTTCCAAATCGGCGCCATGGGCACGACCGGCCTGCTGAATTTCACGGCGGCGATTATGCCGACGGAAAGCTACAGCGCCGATCTGCCGGGCAGCGTGGCGGCCACGGGCGCGACGACCATCGCGGGCACGCCGGGCCATTTCACCCCGGCGGGGGCCACGGCCCCGGCGAATCTGGCGGCGATGACGGGCCTCACGGCGAGTCCGGCGACGGCCTGGACGACCGGCCAGCATGTCGTGCTCGGCGATGGCTCGCACGCCTACTGGAATGCCTCCGCGTGGACCGCGGGCGACGCGCCGTAGGAGTCGGGCATGGCGAATCCGCACCGCGGCGAAGTGGACGTCGGCACCGATGGGCACTGCAAGATGTTTCGCTTGACGATCAATGCGGCGTGTGCGCTCGAAGCCCGCACGGGCCATACGCTCAAGACGGTGTTGGAAGGGGTGGACCAGCTCAGTATCCTCAAGATCCGCGAGGTCGTCTGGGCCCTGCTGCAGCCGTACCATGCGGCGGAGTTCACGACCATGGACGCCGTGGGCGCCTGGATGGATGACGTCGGCCTGGCCAGCGTGACGCTGGGCATCGCGCGCGTGCTCGAATTGAATGCCCCGGAGGAAGGCGGCGCCGCCGCGGACCCTCCGATGACGCCGGCGGCTGGGACTGGCGACGGCTCTTCGTTGAGAGTCGCCGTCTAGGGCTCAGTCGCGAGACCTTCTGGCAGTCGACGCCGCGCGAGTTGTTCGATGAGGTCGAGGCGCTGTCGCTGGCGCGGCAGGATCAGCGCGATCGGGATGTGACCCTGGCGTGGCTGATCGTGAGCCTCGGCGCCGCCACGTGGAGCAAGGGCCGCGTGCCCGATCTGCCGGGGCTGCTGGCCGGTGGGCGCCGCGAACGCCCGCAATCGCTGGCGGAGCAGCGCGCCGCCCTCGAGATCATCGCACAGCGCCTGGGGCGCCAGTTGCGCACGAAGGATGACCGGACGATGCGAAAGGCCCAGGCCTCGTAAATGGCGACGAGTGGCACCATCGGGATCCTGCGCGCCATTCTGACGGCCGATGCCGCCGCGTATACCGCGACGCTGAAGAAATCCGCGGACGCGACCACGACCTTCGGCAAGAGCCTCACGGGCGTCGGCACCACGGCGCAGAAGGTGACGCCTCAGCTCACGCGCCTGGAAAAGAGCTTTCAGGGCGACAAGCTGCTGTACAGCGCGAACAACCTCACGCGGGCGATTACCAACATCGGCGGCGCCTCGAAGCTCACGGCACGGGAACAGGAGAAGGTCAACCGGGAGCTAACCGAGGCCATTGCGAAGTACCGGGCGCTCGGGCAGACCGCGCCGAAGGCGATGCTCGACCTGGCCCGCGCCACCGGGACCGCCAGCCAGGCCACGACGGGGCTGAGCGGCAAGATGGTCACGCTGGGCTCGGCGGTCGGCAGCTTCGTCGGCACGCTCGGTGCCCAGCTCGTACAGCGCGGCATCTCGTCGATCATCCAGCTCGGCACCGAGGCCATCGCGACCGCCGGCCAGATCGATGACATGTCCAAGAAGCTCGGCATCTCGGCGGAAGCCGTGCAGGGCTTCAATTTCGCCGCCCAGCAGACCGGGACCACCCTGGAGGCCTTCGGGACCGCAATTACCCGGCTGAACATCAATCTCGCCGAAGGGAACAAGAGCACCGTCGCGGCGCTCAGGGCGCTCGGGCTCGAAGTCGGAAAAATACGCGCGATGCGTCCCGAAGACGCCTTCCTCGCCATCGCGGATGCGCTGGCCAAGGTCGACAATCCGATGGAGCGCGTGCGCCTCGGCACGGAATTGATGGGGCGCGGGTTCGCGGAGCTGGGGCCCGCGATTCAGGATGGCCTGCGGAACCTGGTCGAGGGCGCCAACAAGATGTCCACGGAGACCGTCCGGCGCCTCGCCGAGGCCGAAGATGCCTGGGCGAAGTTTCGCAACAAGCTAGTCATCATCAGCGGCGAGATCCTCGCCCGCATCGCCGGCTTCATTGACACGCTGCGTCAGCAAAATTTCGGACTGGGCGTGTTCGGCCCGATGACGCAGGGGGCTGGCGAACTCGGCAGAGAATTTACCGAGGTCGTGATCCCGGCGCTCGGCCAAACCAAAGAGGAACTCGAGGCGCTGACCGAGGCGCAGCGCAAGGCCGTGCGTGAACAGACAGCGCTGCGGGCGATGTTGAACTCGGTCTATGAAGAGGAAATCCAGGCGATCGGCCGCGCGCAGCAGGCGCAGGAAGCCTGGCTCTATTCCGTCCGTGCGGCATCCTACGATGTTCGGAAACTGGTACTGGAACCGCTCGCACGCGACGCCGTGAGACTCCTCCCCCCGGAAGGCCTCTCCGACATCCTGCGCGCGTGGGCGGCTGATGTCGATCTGACGCAGGCCCTGCCCCCCGACATTGAAAGCCAAGGGGCCAGTGTCGGCCGGGATCTGGGCCGCTCCGTCGTCGACGAGTTCACCGAACAGGTGAGTTTCGGCACGGCCCAGATGCTGAGCGAAATGCTGGTGGGCTTGCGCGGGTTCAAGGATGCGTTCACCAGCATCTGGCGCGGGATCCGTCAGACCTTCGCGAACATCCTCGCCGACATGCTGCAGACCTTCATTCAAGACTTCTTGAAGAGGATGGTGGCGGCGATCGCCAGTCAGCGGCTCGCGACGAGCCTGGCCGGCGTCTTCGGCGGCGTCCGGCGTCCCCCGCCGTGGCCGTCCGCCGGAAAACTGGGTGCGACGATTGGCGCACTCGCCACGAATCCCTTCACGATCGCGGGCGCGGGCGCGTTGGCGCTCGGCGTCGGCATCTGGAAGAAAGGCTGGCTCCGCGGCGGCCAGGAAGGCATCGCCGTGAATCCTGCCCGCGATCGGTTCCTGCAGCAGTTCGGGCCATCGGGGACCGGTGAAGGGAGTGGGTTTCACACGCTGGCCGCGATGCTCACGAACCTCACCGGGGAACCCGGCGGCGGTCGGCTGTTCAGGCAATTGACGACGGCCGACACGATGTCCGAGTTCCGCGGGGCCAGCCAGAGCATCCTGACGCTGCTGCAGCGGCGGAACGTCTCCATCCCGAGCTTTCCCACGAGTCCCCTGGGGGCGATGACGGCCATCAGCCGCAGCGGGCTGCCGGGCGTGACCCTGCCCGCCGCCACGGTGCCGGCGGCGGCCCGCACCGCCGCGGCGCCCGTCACGATGAACGTGACGATCCAGGCCTGGGACCGCGCGGACATGAGCGAGGCCTTCCGCACCGAGATCATTCCCCGCTTCAAGGATGCCATTGCGCTCAATCAGTCGGGCCTGCGGACCACCATCGCGGGAGTTGGCTAAATGTGGTACGCCCTGCCCGATGACGATCGGGCCCCGACGGCCACGACCATCACCGCGAGTGCGGAAGATCCCGGCTATCCCGCTGAGTGGCTGGTGACGGAGAACCCCGCGCAGCCGGCGAAACTCACGACCACAAGCGGGAGCTGGGTGCTCGAGTTCGCGTCACCCGTAACCCTGGCCGCCGTCGCCCTCATCTATCCGCAGCTCGATGCCGGCATCGGCGTGACCCTCGAGGGCAACAGCACCGACAGCTGGGGGGCGCCCGCCTTTTCGCAGGCCATCATCAATCCCGGCCCGCATCCCGATGGCCAGGCCATCAGCCCGATTGCGCAGCTCACCGGTTCGCCGAGCTATCCCTTCTGGCGGCTGCGCATCACCGGCACCAACAGCGTGCCCGTGGCCGTGGGGCGCTTGATGCTGCTGTCATCGCTGCGCACCATTGGCAACGGCATCTCGGTGCGCTGGGGCGTCGTGGAAGAGGAAGACTACGGCATCGTCGAGATGGCCACCGAGCTGGGCGTCGACCTCATCTATGACGTGGGGGGCAAACGGCGCGAGCTGCTTGGGGAGATGTTGCTGCGCGAGGACGAGACGCAGGACTTCCTCGCGCTGTGGCGCGCGACGCATGGGCGCGTGCAATCGTGGCTCCTCTGGCCCTTCCCCGAGGTCAACGATGTCTACGTGGTCCGCTGGAGTCAACGGACCACGTCGCGCCGCCTGGATGTGCCGGATCCTGATGGCGGCTACGTGCAGCTGGTGCGCTGCCAGGTCAAGGAGTTGAGTCGCGGGCTGCCGTGGCCCTGAGAGGACTAGACATGCCCTTTGTGCGTCGGATGCGCCGGTGAAAATCCTCGACCGTCTGAAGCGGTCGGCCCATGCGGAGATTATAGATCGCCGCAGCAAAGGAGGGATGAATGGCGCTGCTGTTCATCGATAGCTTTTGACCACTACACGGACCGGGCGGACAAATATACGGCCGGGGCATTTGTGTCAATCGGCGCCGAGCATGGTCGTCATGGCAGCGGGGCGCTGGGATTTGCCTCGAAGGCGCTCCCGACCGTCGCGAGTGGAAGAAGCATTGTCGGGGGCGCCGTCCGCTGTAGTGCGCTCGGCGGCACGGATCTCTTTCGCCTCGGCACGGTCAATCTGCTCTTCTTCACCATTCAGACCATGAACGATGGATCCATCCAGACGAGCGTCTTCGGCTCCGCGATCGTGAAAAGTTCCGCGGCCGACGTCGTCCGGACGGGCGTGTGGTACTACGTCGAAATGCAGACGGACGTCAGTGTGGTCTCGGCGGGCGGCGGGCTGAACGCCGTGCAGGTGGACGCCTGTCAAATCTGGGTCGATGGGGCACTGATCCTCGATGAAACGGGTCTCGGCGTGACGCCGGGATTGACGGAGGGCGTCTCGACGTACGGCTGGAATCTGGTGGGGATTGGGGGCGACACCAACGCCGCCGCGTTTGATGATGTCTATGTCTGCGATGGGAGCGGGGCGTCGCACACCGCGCCGCTTGGCGACATCCAGATCGACGTCATCCGACCCAACGGCGCCGGCGCCTCGACGCAGTGGACGCCCGCGGGCGCGGCGACCAACTGGGAGGCCACCAACGACCTGACACCCGATGCGGACGCCACGACGGTCCTCGCGGCCACGGTGGGGCTCTCCGATCTCTACCAGTTGCAAGATATCGTCACGAGTGATGGGGTCATTGGGGCGCAGCTCCTCATCTCGGCGCGCCGCACGGCGGAGGGGTCCGCGGCGCTAACCTCGCAACTCCGTCACGCCGGGGTCACGACCGACGTGGCGGCGGAGATGCTCTCGACGAGCTTCTTCTACCAGAACCGCGTGTGCTTCGTCACGATGCCCAACGGGGACCCGCTGACCGATGCGCACATCAATGCGCTGCAGGCGGGGTTCAAGCGGACCCTGTAATGGCGGCGGCGGGTGTGACGGGGACGGTCTAGGAAGCCGAATGGCGGTCACCTTCGTGGCCTCGGTCAGCGCCGCCGCCGGCCCCGCTGGCGGGACCACAGGCGCCTTCAACACCACGGGCGCGACGCTCCTGGTCGTCAGTGTCGCATCGTTAGCCAGCGGACCCGTCGCCGCCGTCAGTGATAACAAGAGCAACAGCTATACGGCCTTGACCGCGCGGGTCCGCGGCAGTGTTCGGCAAGTCACGTGGTACGCCGTCGGGACGCCGACGGTCGGGTCCGGGCACACGATCACCGTGGCGGGGACCGGCATCTACAGCGCCGTCGTGGCCTATGCCTTCGCGGGCGTGGCGAGCTACGGCGGGCAGGAGACCGGCGCGACGGGGCCCAGCTCGCCCCTTGCGACGGGGAGCGTCACGCCCAGTGCCGACGGCGCCCTGCTGTGGAGTTCTCTCGGCAGTGAAATTGTCCTCGCGCCCGACACCGACACGATCCCCGCGGGCTTTACGGGGGGGCTGACGATTCCCTATGGCGGCGGCAATAATTTTCAGGTCTCTGGGGCGTATCTGGTCCAGTCGACCGCCGCCGCGATCTCGCCGTCGTGGACGTGGCCGGGGGGCAACCGCAACGCGGTGGCATCGGTGGCCGTGTTCACGGCGGCCATCACGACGGCCGCCAGTACCCTGGTCACGCAGCTCGTCGCCGAGCTCCCGGTGCAGCGGGCCGGCGCGGTGGCCATCACGCAGGCCGTCGTCGAGGTCCCCTGGCAGGCGCCGGGCGCGCTCGCGGTCACCCAGCTGGTCATCGAAGTGGCCCGCCCGCGCCCGCTCGCGCCCGTTGGGTTTCTCGGCACGCCCGGTATCGCCTGGATGGAATGGCGGCGTCGCGAGGACGAGGACACGTGGCAGACGGTTGCCTACAGCGACTGGGATATGCAGTGCCCGCCCTCCTACTATCACGGGTTCAAGGCCGCCCGGGTCGAGTCGTTCGGCCATGCCACCCGCACGCTGTCCGATCCACGGACTGGCGCCTGGCAGGGCAGTTCCTGCGAAATCCGGCTGGCGGATCCCGATCGCGGCCTGCGCACCGCCCTGGCCCATAGCCCGCAGCGATTCGGGCATGATGCCCTGGTCACCGTACGGATGGTGAGCCGCCCGGTGCGCGCCGCGCTCGGCGAGCCGCTCACCGTCTTCGCGGGCCCGATCCGACGCGCCGATCCATCACCGACGCTGAGTCTCACACTGCTGCTCGAGGATGCCGTCGGCCACAGCATGCTGACCGATGACTTGCTCATCCCGCAGCGCCAGGTGGAGGCCGCATTCCTGCCCGCGACCCTCGTGCTCAATGACGATGCCGCGGGGCATCCCGTGCCCATCATCTACGGCACGCATGCGCGCGAGACCGGGGCGGTGGCGCCGATCTATCTCGGGCTCGAAGACGGCACACAGCATCTCTGGCTCGTCGCCGGCCACTATGCGGCAATCACCAATGTCTTCCTCGACGGCATCAGCGTGCTCGGAACGGCGGATTGGACGATCCCGGGGCACCCCTCCGGACCCCTCATCGAGGAGTACGAAGGGCGGCGGTATACGCTGCTGCGCGGACGGGCGGGGACCCCGGCCATGCCGGGCGAGCCGGTGCTCTATGCCGAGAATGCCGGGAGCGTCGGGAGCTCCTACGAAACGTGGGTGGCGGGCGTGCATCCGATCGCCGGCACCGTGCCGCACTTCGACGTCAATGCCACCACGGGGGCGCGCACCGGCGCACGGTGTATCCAGGGCGTCGATCTACGGACCGGGGATTTCGCATTCGGGACGTTCGGCCTGACGACGAGCGTGTTCGGCATCCCGGCGGCCTATGACATTCCGAGCTATGACACGCTGACGCTCTGGGTCAAATCCGACACGGCTGGAGGATGGGCCAGCGGCCTGCGGCTCGATCTCGCGTTTCAGCTTAGCACGGGATCCACCGAGGATCCGCTCGAGCAGCGCGGCGCCGTCGTGTCCATCATGGATGCCGCGTATGTGACTGGGGACCGCGACATCGGCTTTGACTCGACCGATACGACCGCCTATCAGTCGGTGGTGATTCCCATCTCGGCCTTCGAACTGGAGTCGGGCGAGTCGGGCTTGTCGCTCGCCAGTGCCGATCATCTGATGATCCTCGTCAACGGCAATCCGGCCGGGGCGGACCCGATGGCCCTCTTCATCGATGACATTACGCTGACCGGCGGGGAGGAGGTCGCGGGCGAGCAGACCCCGGCCGATCGCGCGGCGGGCGGTGCCCCCTTGACGATCAACGTGACGGGCTGGACGACGACCGGCGATGAGACCGGCACCGTGATCACCGATCTCTTTGCACAATACCGACACTTCCTCATCAACTATGTCGCGAACCCCGCCGGCTACCTGACGGGTGGGCCGCTCGCCAATCCCACCACGGACCTCTACGATCGCGTTGTCGAGGTCGTGGACGAATCGAGCTTTACGATCGCGGCCGACCAGGCGGTGACGCGCTATCCACCCGACGGCTATATCGGGGCCGGTGTCCTCGGTGCCACGGCCAGCGAGCGCCTGTCGGTGCGCGAGTGGATTGCGCGCTGGAACCTGAGTGCGGATTGCCGCTTCGGCGTCAGCCGGTACGGCGAGCTGTTCATCGTGCTCGCCGATCCGACCGCCGAAGACCACGAGGCCGCGACGCTGGTTGAGGACGTCAACGACATGCTCGAGGGCACGTTTACGATCGCGCTGGGCTGGGAGGTGCAGGCCACGCGCGTACCCTACCGCGCCGAGTACAACTGGGCGACGGGCACCTGGCTGGCCGTCAAGCGCGATGCCAACGATCCGGGGCGCGCGGAGGACTATGGCCGGGACATCGAAGGACCGGTCAAGGATTACTGGTTTGTGCCCACAGCGGCGCAGGGCAAGAATGTCGCCGAGCATGAAGTGGACCGCGTCGCCACTCCGCCGCGCGTGCTCGAGTTTGAGACCGGGTTACAGCTCGCGACGGCCGGGCTCGGCGGCTACCTGCGTGTGCGGCATTTTGCCGGAGTCGGGCCGAGCGAGGAGCGCCTGGTGCAGGTCGAAGAAGTGACCGTGGCGCCAGGGCGGCGCCGCGTGCGGATCCGCGCTGTCGATGTCACGACGCTCGTCGCAGGAGGGGCATGATGGCGATTGATCGCACGGCCGCGCACGGAAATAGGCACAGGGCCGGCGGATCGGACTGGCTGCCGGTGTCGGCTGCGGCGCGCCTGCTCGGGCGTGGCAGCACGGGCCCTGGCGCCATGCAGGAATTGACGCTCGGGTCGGGGCTGGTGGTGGAGGGCACGACGCTGAGCGCCACCGGGGGCGGCAGCGGGGGCGGGACGCCGGATCCGCACCACGCGACGCATGAAGCGGGCGGCAGCGATGTCGTCACCCTCGCGCAGAGCCAGGTCACGGGCCTGACGACGGCGCTCAGTGGCAAGGTGGACACGACGGATCCGCGCCTGAGCGATGCGCGCACGCCAACCGCCCACCACGCCTCGCACGAGACCGGCGGCGCCGACGCCATCATCAATCTATCGGCAACCGTGCTCACCAGCGGCACGCTGCCCGATGCGCGGCTCTCGGTGAATGTCGCGCGGCGCGATGCGGCCAACACCTTCGCGCAGGTCCAGACCTTCGAGAACAATCCTGGCGCCGGCCTGCGCCAGCCGGTGTTCACCAATCCGACCAACGCGGCCGATACTAGGATCTGGCGGATGGCTGTAAACACCGCCGGCCAGTGTTCCCTGCAGGCGTGGAACGATGCCGGCACCCTGGCCCAAGCCACGCCCTGGATCGCCAGTCGCAACGGCGACCTGACCTTCGCGGCCGATCTGTACGAGAAGGCCCGCACGACGGCGATGGGGCATTGGCTCGACGTGCCCTACAGCGCGGGCGCCTTCACCGCATCGGGCAGCATGACGTGGACGGTGGAGAGTGGTGATGTCGTCTGTTACCGCTATACGCTCGTCGGCAAAACCATCTTTCTCAATCTGGAACTGGAGAACACCACGGTGGGCGGAACGGTCAGCAACGAACTCCGAGTGGCATTGCCGGCGGGTGTCACCTGCAATCGGCGCGTCCAGGTGTCAAACGTACGCTTTTTTGATAATGGGAGTCTCACTGATGCCTACATTCATATCAATGGCGGCGGCACCTATCTGTCTGTCTTCAAGTCCGCCGGAGGCAACATGACGCTCTCGACGCACCAGACGACCGTCTATGCCCAACTCGTGTTTGAGATGACGTAGGAGCACACATGGCCGTGGAAGTCTCCGTCAAGCAGATGGCCTTGACCCGTGACCTCGGTCCAGGCGGGTTCATGGAGCGCGTGCAGGTGATGCTCGCGCATGTGGCGGGCGTCATTCTGGGAGAAGCCGGCACGACGCCCTATCACCAGGGCCGCGCGCTCTACGCGCAGCGCGTGATCGGCAACCCGCTGCAGGCGGCGCAGCAAGGGGGGCCGGTGGTCGTGATGGGCATCAACGTTATCGTGACGACGACCTACGATGAAGCGACGAAGACGGCCACCTGCACCATTGCTGACCTCGATCTGCAGTCGCAGATTCAGACGCTGTGGAATGCGCTGGGCGGATTGGATACGCCGTCATGACTGCGGCGCGGGACGAGGATTGCAGCCTCACCGCCAGCGGCTAGCGCCGGTCATCGGCGGCGCCCGTCACCTTTTCGGCTCTTCATGCACCACCGTGTCGGGGCCGATAAACTCCGCGAGGTCACGCCGCATCGACGCGGCATCCTTGCCGGTGAAGATGACGATGTGCATCGC